TATGAGCGAAGTCAAAGTTGACACAATTTCTGAACGCACTACTGATGGTGGAGTAACCATTGATGGTGTTCTAGTCAAGGATGGTGTAGCAACCTTCCAGACTGCTGCGGGTTCTCCTCTAGTCTTTGAGGGTGCTACAGCAGATGCTTATGAGACTACGTTTGCCATCACTGATCCGACTGCGGACAGGACTATTACTTTTCCTGATTCCAGTTTTACAGTGCCAACGAGTGGTGGTAATACTCAGGCAAGTCAATGGAGATTAAATACAGACCTATCAGTTACTACAGCAGAGACATATTTAACAGCCAATTTTGAACAACCAGCAGCAGTAGACATCCCCGGAACGATTGGTTCAGCTTTATCAGTTTCTGCATCAAATGGCGCGTGGACATTCCCCGCAACAGGGGTGTGGTATGTGTCGTGGAGGTGTGCTGCACTCGCTGTTACCGACAATCACTTTTTTACTGCTAGTCTTTGGGTAACAGACGATGATGGTACTGGATGGGAACTTGCTGCTAACTCTAAGACATGGATTGGCCTTGGCGCATGGAATACTATTTTTGTTGATTATGTAATAAATATATCTGACATATCAAATGACAAGGTGCGCTTCTCTGCAATCAGCGATACAAATACTTGCACTATTCAAGCAGATACAGATTCTAACGAATGTGCCATGACTTTTATTAAGTTGGGAGATTAACTATGCGTCCAGAAACAATAGAAGATATTCTGGTTCACGTCAGAGGAGGAACTTGGTTTGGATTTGGTGGAAAAGAGAAAACCTATGCAAATCTTATCATTCATTATGGTGATGAGAAGCCTACTCAAGAGTGGTTAGAAGCTGAACTGACCCGCCAACAAACCGCATACGACAACGACTATGCTCGTAAACGATTAGCAGAATACCCATCAATAGATGAGTTAGTAGTTGCTCTTTGGGAAGGTGTGGTTGAAGAAAGAATGGCTGCGGTTACTTCACTAGAAGGAAAGCGTCAGGCAGTTAAAACCAAATATCCTAAATGAGTTTTATAGTAGGGATAGCAAGAATAGCACATTGGTTTCTAATTCCTTTCTTGATAATCTGGATGACAATAGCACCAAACGATATGCTTCCTAACTGTCTTATAGAGGCAAAGCAAGCTGTATCTGATAAATTTAAGGGCGGTTACTTCGGGGAAGAATAATGGCATTAGTAGCTATTGAAAAAGTAGGACAAATAGGCATTGCCAAAGAAACCAGCCCTTGGGAGCTTCCTTCTAATGTTTGGAGTGATGGCAACAATGTCAAAACAGACGAAGGATCTATAAGGAAGTCCCCCGGCTTTTCTGAGGTCATGGCTACTTGTCCCATAGCCCCTTACCATATAACTCAAATAACTCTAGGCTCTCCAGAGTTTTGGGTTGTTGGTGGATTGACTAAGATATACTGTTATGATAATACAGGAACTACCACTGCCTTAGATGGTTCGATTACTAGCGTTTCCACTACAATTACTGTTGATAGTACAGTTGGCTTTGAAGATGCTGGTACTATTACAATAGGAGATGAGGATATTGTTTATACTGGTAGAACGACCACAACTTTTACTGGGGCAACCGTAACAGAATCTCACTCTGATGGAGCTATAGTTACTCGATCCAAAATATGGTATGACATAACTAGAGCCAGTGGTGGAGATTACTCTTCTACTGCTGATGATACTTGGACATCTACTGTACTAGGTGGTGTCCTAGTAATGACTAACTTCTATGATAAGCCACAGTATTGGGCTTTAACCAGTGGTGTTCCCTTGTCATCTCAAAAGATGCAAGACTTGAATAATTGGCCTGCTTTAACTCTACTGAATGGATCTATTACAGACGCCGATACAACCATTACAGTAGACAGCACCATTGACTTTCCTACTGCCGGTACAATTACCATAGGAAGCGAAGAGATACCCTATACTGGCAAAACAAGTACGACCTTTACTGGTTGCTCCAGAGGTGGTAGTGCTGTAGGTCATAGCGATAATGCTCCTGTATTTATAACTACTTACTGTCGTTCGATGAGAGGGTTTCGCTCCTTCTTGGTTGCTTTGAATATAAAGCAAGCTGGTGTTAATTTTCCAAGAGTTGTGAAATGGAGTACAGAAGCAGCTACTCAAACTACACCGGCAAGTTGGAACGAGACAACCAGCACAGTAGATGCTGGTGAATATGAATTAGCTGATACCAAAGGCGATATAATGGATGGTATGCAGCTTCGTGATGCCTTTATGATTTATAAAGAAGATGCTGTATATTCCATGACGTATGTCGGCACTCCTTTTATATTCTCTTTCCGTCAGATATCTCCTACTGTTGGAGCTATTTCCACTAACTGCATTGCTGAGTTTGATGGTGGTCATGCTATCTTTGGTAAGGGTAACTTTTATGTCAATGATGGGCAGAGATTAAAGCCTATTCTTCCACAGCGATTGAGGGACTATGTATTTACCTCTATTGATGGATCGGAAATTGATAAGTGCTTTGTTGCTGCTGACTACGGAAGAACAGAAATACTATTCTGCTTCACGGCTGACGGCGCACCCTCTGTTGAGCCTAATAAGGCAGTTGTATGGAACTATATAACTAATACATTTACCATAAAAGACATACCTGATGTAGCTCACATGGGCTATGGAAACGTAGGTGATCCTGTTCTCCCATCTACATGGGCAAGCGCAATAACTTCATGGGCTACCATTACTGGCCCTTGGACAATGAGTTACGCATTACAAGATAAGGTCTTATTGTTTGCCGATCCTGTTAACACTAAGCTATATAGAGATAGGTCCGGCAATAAGAAAGATACTGCATTAATGACATCCTATGTAGAGAGAACTGGACTATCCTTAAATGCTCAAGGACAGCCAGACTTTACGGGAGTGAAACGTATTAGCGCTATCTATCCAAAGATGTCTATAAACGGCTCTAACTCTATTAAAGTATATCTTGGTACCTCTATGTCAACTGAGGGTGGTTATGATTGGAAGGATGCGGTTTCATTTGACCCTGATACCCAGTCAAAAGTATCGGTAAGAGGTACAGGAAAGTTCTATGCAGTCAAGTTTGAGTCTGCTACTGATATGGATTGGGAACTAGATGGCTATGCTTTAGATATAGATAATGCTGGTAATAGAGGAAGTAGGCAATACTGATGGCTACCTTTATTGATCGAGTAGTCAAGAGCGAAACAAGATACGAACCCGGACCATTACCCGAAAATGTAGAAGATCTTGGTAATTATGTAGTTACTGAGCTAAAAAGAATCGGAAATATATTCTTAAATCAAGCTACCTTTAGGCTGGAATGTATGCACATTGAACCAACGCGTCCAAGGAAAGGTGACATTAGGTATGCCGACGGCACCGATTGGAATCCGGGATCTGGAGAGGGTATATATTTCTTTAATGATGGCGGAACATGGACACAACTTTGAAACCACATCTACTCTATCCTGATGACGTTCCTTACGTTTGGGAGGATGTTGCACCAATGTTAGCTAAAGCAGCAGTACACTCCGAGGGTGAGCTAGAACCAGAAGACTTCCTAGAACCATTATCTACTGGTGATATGCAACTATGGGTAGCGTATGAAGACGATGATAATATTAATGCTGCAATGGTTACGCAATTTATACAGTATCCTCAGAAGAAAATACTACGAATCATATCGCTTGCTGGAGAAGACTTTGAAGAAATAAAAAACTTTCAGTCTATGATTGAAGGTTTTGCTATCAAGTATGGTTGTTCAGCTATAGAGCTATGGGGAAGAAAGGGATGGAAGAAACTACTACCAGACTGGAAGGACTCATATACTGTGTATACAAAAGAACTACAACATAGGTTACACTAATGGCAATACCACCTAAACTAACTGCGGCTGGTGTAACGGCTGCTGACTATGAGATTCCGTCAACACCGGGTTTACTATCTTATACTAGACCATCAGTTCCTGATGTCCCTGTGACCTTTAGAGGTGGTAGTATATTTGGAAATTATGTGCGGAAATACCCAGACTTAATGGCTGACTTTCTCTCCGCTAAAGATACGCATGGTAAAACAAACATAGCTGACTATGGTAGGATGCATTGGGATAGGCATGGTAAGGATGCAGGATCAAGAACTCTTGGTGTGGCATCTCCATATCTTTCATTAGCCGATCAAATGCCTTATCCTTTTGATGCATCTGGTAGCACTGCTACTGCTGGCCTACCTATGCCTGATGTTCCGGGTTATAAGTATGTGTATCCAAGATATACTTGGAAGGATGATGGTGGTGATTCAGAGGCTGTGTGGGAATCGGCGGGAACAGAAGCCGATATAGATAAGTATCCGTATTATCCGTATTTCCCCGGAAGTACAAGAGACGCAATCTATGATGACGATGATAAATCAATACGTGATATCTTAGTTGGTGTTAGGTTAATAAAGGAGTAGAATATGTCTGGAGGAAGCAAATCAACTGTTACAAGGACAGAGCCTTGGGCTGAACAGAAGCCTTTTCTAGAGACAGGTTTTAAACGGGCTGAAGACTTGTACTCTGGTGGTAAGATGACCCCTGACTATTTTACTGGGTCAACTGTTGCTGGATTTTCAGCTCCACAAACAGCGGCACAAACAGGGGCATTGGGATATCTTACCGGGACAAGACCCGGAGCGCAACAGATGGCTGCAGAAGAAGCACAGCTTGGTCTTCTATCTGGTGATGTAGACCCTTCTAGATTTGATCCTGTAGCTGACGCTGTTAGAGCGCAAGCTATGTCTCAGTTGACAGGGAATGTCTTACCGGGTATACGACAACAGATTACACAGTATAATCCCGGTGGTTCTACTAGAGGTGATATTGTGCAGGCTAATGCGATTTCAGCCGCTCAAGAAGATATTACCAATAAGATTGCTACTGCTCAATTTGACGCTTATAAAGATGCACAGGACAGACAGCTTGGTGCATTAGGTCGCTATCCATCTATAATGGGTGCGCCACTACAGCAGTATGATGCAATGAGTTCAATTGGTGCACAGCAACGAGCAATGGAACAGGCTGGTATTGATGAAGCAATGCAGCGTTACTCTTACCAATCACAACTTCCGACAATCGGTCTTCAGAACTACCTTGCTGGGATCTCTGGCGATTATGGTGGTACTACTACTGCTACTGGTCCGGGTGGTCCGAGTCCGTTGATTACAGCCCTTGCTGGTGGTATAGGTATGGGTGCAGGCGGACCCTTGATGTCATCATTGTTTGGAATGAAGTAGGAGATATATATGGCACATGCACTATGGCACATTGAACCATCCTTTTATAAGGATTATTGGAAGAAGAAGTTAATGGGTGGTGCTGAAGCGGTTCAGGAAGGTTTAATGAATCCTATGTTTGATAGGCTTGCCGGTACTGCACCGGGCATTCCTGCTAGACCTTGGTTTGGTGGGGAAACATCTGGTGGTAGGCCAGCGCAAGTTCAAACACCTACTCAAAGACCTAGCCTCTCAGATACAGATGCGGTATGGGAAGGGTTACGCAATATGACTCCAGCTTCTTTGGGTTTAACTATGCCTCCTTCTGCTCCAGTTACTGGTCCTCCCCCTACTCCAAGCGCCATGCGTCCCGCTAATCTCAGCCCACGCGAACAAGCTATAGCTGCTCAGGTTAGAGCTTCGAGTATGGCTAATGGAAAATCAACGGGTATGAATCTAGCAACTCCCCCTGCTGATCCTGCATTTGTTAGGATGATGCGAGAGCCACCCAATCCTTATGAGCCGAGTGGTCCGCTAACTTCTGTTCCTATTAGAGCAACAGCCCCTGCCGCATCGACTATGAGAGGATACTTGCCAATAGAAACCCTTCCTAGAGTTGCTTATTCTGGTCCTAGTGCAATGGGTCCGGGTGGTTTACCGGCTGATGTTAGGGAGACAGGAGCACACACTCAACTCAGTCCACCAACAAGAGAGAAGGCTACTCCCGGCCTTGGCAGGCCACCGCGTCCAGTCGGTCCTTTTAAGGAGCAGATAAAAGAGGCTTCAAAACCAGAAGCAACTGCCCCAGTAACTGAGCAAGACAAGCTTAGACGCATGTTAAAGATGATGTTCTTATCTGATTTAATAAGAGGTACTGAAGCACCTAACCCTGATTACTATTCGGCAGTATCAGTAGGCCCAGCTAGTAGGGCTTTTGCTCCACTGCCGTCAATGTTTAGAGGTAGATAATATGGCATGGCCCCTTAGAGCAGCGCAATCATTATGGAATCTAGGTAAAAGACCTTTTGCTGGCACTGGCTGGCGTAAGGGAGCTAAAGAAATTCCGGCAGTTGAAGCGCAAGCAGCAAAGCCCGGAGTATGGAGACTTCCTCCCGGTGGTAGATTTAATAGGGATGCAAAGAAAATCCCATACGGAGCTAGACCGGCAGTTCCCGGTATTCCAGCTGTACCAGCAGGGATTGCAAGAAGGCGACCGATTGCAACAGCAGCTGTTCTAGGTGGTGCTGGATTAGTTGGTTCCTCACTTTTACCAGATGGAACTCCTGATCCCACCTATCAACCAAGGGGTGGTGGATTAGGCGGTGTTCCCCCTGTTGGTCCTCCCCCTGTCGGAGATACCTTTCAGTCACAACTTCCGGGCCTTGTCCAACGAAGGCAAAGGGAGCGTGATTCCTTCTTAGATAATATGCAGATGGTATTGGGTCATTCTATTCTATTGTCATTCCAGAATCCGGGAAGGGAAAGCAAGTATGTAGAGAATGCAATAGCATTACTCAAGGGTGATGCAAAATCTAAAGGTGCTATTGATGACGCTAAGATTATTGAAGAAGTCTTTAAAGATAATAAAGTACCTAAGTCTGCCAAGGTTATTTACAACAGATTGGTCAAGCATGTAGGCCCAAAGAAAGCAGCAGAGGTTAGCGGCTATACTCTTGAGATTGATAAGGCTGAAGCTAAAGCAGCTACTGATTATATCACAGCTCAATCTAAGTTACAAGATAAGATTGGTCCTAAGTCTACCAGATTAAATCAAATTGTTGCTATGGCAGCAATGGATTTTGATGGTGCTGTTAAAATGCTAGCTCAAGAGTGGGCTGGTGGAGGAACATTAGATGTAGCGGAAATCTACTCTGGCTACGAAGGCGGGAAAACAATGGAAGAGATGCTACAGTTAGCTAGTAATTACTTAGCTGGTGTAACAGGTGGTGGGGCAGCGGGTACTCCAGCAAATGCAGAGGTCATGGACATTCAGGTGCAATAGTGCCACAAGTTACATTTAACTTTAATGGTCAGCAATTCTCTGCTAATGTTTCAGACTCTTTCTTACAGCG